CTGGGTTGCGTAGCTGGTCTACCAGCCTCTTAAACTCATCATCCCGTTCGTACAGGATTTCAGCCTGCTCGCACCCGTACATGACTGAGGTGTGGTGCTTACAAAGCAAGGATCCGATATGAGGCAGTGAGAAACCGTTCTCACGCGCGACAAAGAAAATGGCAAACCTGACGCGGGCCAGCTTCTTCGTCCTGCGGTCCCCGCAAATTTCTTCGACCGAGTATTTGGTGGCCATATTTGCGGACCTCAAAAGATCCCTAACCCTAATTCTCACTTTATGTTCCTGTCTACAAATACTCGGGAAGGTAGCGCGCCATAGCAGTTCGATAACCCCCATTGTCATGGAGCCATTCTTCAAAGGTATAATCCGGGCCATCTGGCGTGCATGCTTCAAGATAAAAATCAAACATCGCATCGCAGTTAAGCAGATAATTTAGATCGGTGGTATCCCCGTCGAGCGCGCATTGGGCGGCTGCATCCCACTCCCGCTTGTGGGCGATGTGTGTGCCCATTACCAGTTTGTTGCTAAGGATGTCGCGAGCCCACTCGAATATAGTGCGCTCACGAGCCCCGAACGGGGTGATTATTTGTGCGATCTGCTTGCTACCCATCATATGTCTCCTATCGGTATGTCGTGGCCAGTGTAGTTATCCACACTACGCTGTCAAGGGCGAAATGTCCTAAAATTAATGTACCTAAGATTGTCCTTTTATTTGTTGTTTTTGTAATAATTCCAAAGCCTTATGACCTCTTTTTCAACGTGGGTGCGAAGACCTTCAGGCACTTTTTTTAGGGCTTCCCGTCTAGCCTCTTTGCCACTCACTTTGAGGATCTGCTGCGCCGCTTCGTAAAAATAAAATTGCGCCCAGCTTTTGATCGCGGGTGTCGCCTCATCATAGGGCACTATGCCCTCAAGCACATTCAGAAGCTGGCTAAGCGCGTTCCTGTTATCCCTGAATTTCACCGAGCCAATCCTCCAATGCTTCCCATGCGGCTGCTGCACCCAATGCCACGCATACAAATGCGCCAGCAGTCTGTGCCGCAGTCAGGTATTCGATCTGCCCGTCCTGCCACTTGCTGATGGTGTGATCACGACGCTTCAATTCGCACACAAAAGACGGACAGCCGGGGATGATGATGTCGGCTGCTCCCTTCGTCTGGCCTTCAGCCTGCTTCTTTGCAACGCCGGAAAACTGTCCGCCGCGAACCAGCCCCTCGTTGCGCGGATGAAGCGCAATGGCACCCCAAGTGTCAGGGTACTTCCGGCGGATGCGCGAGAAAAAGCTGACCTGCTCCAACTCCTCCTTGTGGCATTTGCCACGGAAGGCTGTGTCACCGTACACGGGGAATGGAAGGCCTTTAAGGTTCATGCGACTTTATCCAATACAGGCTCAATATCTTCGGGCTGGTTATACGCCAAGATGCGGAAAAATCCAGACGCCGCATCCTTCTGGTACGTGATCGTGCGGGGCTTGTTCTTGCCCCGAGAAGTAGCCTGTTCAAACATCGACCAGTCCCGCATTCCGCGCGAGTTCGTGGCTTTAGGCAGGAACCACGTTGTGAACGTGCGGTGCGGAGTTACCCAGTCTACCCGGAACGTGGCATTGCCCTTCTGGGACACGCCTTCCTTGATCTTCATATCCAAGACAGTATCCGTCTGGCGCTGCGTGGGATCCTTCTTCATCGCCTTGAACGCGGCGACCAGCTTCTCGTTGGGGTCCACTATCTCGCCCTTGCAGGCGTAACAGTACCGCGCGGCAATGTCGTTCACCTCACCACAGTGCGGGCAATCCTTCCCAGCCCAGCGGTATCCGCACCGGTCATATTCCCCTCTGGGACCCACACGGACCTGTCCGAAGCACCGCCTGCCGAAATGCACGGGGATGGGACCGTAGTCGCCTGTGAGGCGCTCTCCGAACACATCCAGCGCATATCCGTGGCCATCGTACTTGTACTCGGCATAGTCCGGGTTGACGGAAAACTCGTTCGTGTGATTGCACCACTCGCATACAGCCTCGATCTGCTCTCCGCCGCCGCCAACCTTACCCGCCTTGATTTCTGGGTTGTAAATGTCCCCGTCAGGAAAATGCCGCTCGACGTTCTCAGCGTAATCCAGCAGCAGGCTCTCTTTCTTGTCGGGGTGCAGTCGCCATGCTCGGCCCAGAATCTGCTGCAACAGCGCCGCGCTTTCCGTGTAACGCAGCAGCGCGATCACTTCCGTGTGGCTCACATCGAACCCAGTGGTCAGTGTACCCACGCTCACTAGATGTCGGATCTTCTGGTCGCGGTATTTCTGGATGACGGCTTTGCGGTCCTTGTCAGGCATATCGCCCGTGACCAGCGCACAATTGTCTGGCGGAAGGCTCGCGATGATCTCCAGTGCGTGGCGCACTGTGGCGGCGAAGTACATGATGCCCCCGCGCCGGTTGCGACTCTTTTCTATGACATCTGCGACAATCGACGCAGTCTTGCGCCCGTGCCCCACAAACGCCCGCTCGACAGTCTCCTGATTCAGTGTCCCGTTGGGCAGCAGTTCGACACCGCTTGTGTCATAGCCATCCGCGCCAATCGCACCGATAACCATAGGGGTAATGAACCCCTCCTCCAGCATTTGCTGCGCGGAGACCCTGTAGACGCATTTCTGAAAGTATGGCTCACGACATACATCATCATCGTTTACGCGCCCGTTGGGCCACGCACGGAAGATATAGCCGGTTCCAAGACGGAATGGTGTGCCGGACAGGCCCAGCACCCGCAGGTTGGGCTGCGTCTCCCGCATGGCATCAATGATGCTGCGGATTGTCGGCGTGATCCCGTGGCACTCGTCCACGATCACCGCAGCATAGTCCTGCATGAACCGCTTGATGGAGTTCTTAACGGTCAGCGGGGTGCCGAACACGACCACGTTGCGCGTGGACTTCATGCCCGCACTGGCGCTGAAGATGCTGGCGTACTCACCAGTCAACCGATACTTTTCGTGGTTCTGCTTCACTAGCTCTGCTGAGGGGGCAAGGCACAGAACGCGCTTGCCCCCGCTGATCCGGTTCAGTTCCGCCGCAATTGCAGCGATGATATAACTTTTGCCCGCCGCAGGCGCTGCATCTATTAAGCATGGATCAACGCTATGCCTCATCCACTCAAGAGCCTCATTTACGCATGAAGATTGATAAGGGCGAAGTTGGAAGGACATTACACAATATCCATCACCGCGCCGCAGAACTGCGCCGCCGTCTCCGCGTGGAGGGCATTTCCATAGGCGCTGATTCGTCCCACCCAATTGGCAAATCCATCAATACCCTTGCGAAGGAGGGGTTTAGGCCAATAACTCCCGTCCATGAAAGGGCTTGCGAAGATCTGTTGCAAATCCACCTCGCAATACGCCCCCCTTTGTCTGATTTCGCCAAAGCCTTCGGGGTTGCGCGGTCCCTTTTTTCCGAAGTCACTGGGGTTGGAACCGACCCAATAAAGTCTTTGCCGTATGTGTGAACCCCCGAAGCCCGCAGCGCACAAATCCGCCGCTGCAAAGGCGTAATCCGTTGCTTCCATATCAGACGAAACAGCGTCGAGCCATTCAAGTCCGTCCTTGCTCGCAACCTGCTCTCCAACAACGATTGGAGGGCGGCACTCGGCGATGAGGTCGAACCAGACGGGCCAGAGGTGCCGGGCGTCGTCGAACCCTTGCTGCTTGCCTGCGGCGCTGAAGGGCTGGCATGGGCAGCTTCCAGTCCATATGGGCCGGTCATCGCCCCAGCCTGCTCGGCGCAAGGCGTGGCTCCAGACGCCGATCCCGGAGAAGAAGTGGCATTGAGTATATCCCATAAGGTCACTTGGTAAGACATCAGAGATGCTCCTTTCATCAACATCGCCGGGGGCAATATATCCGGCTGATATAAGATTACGCAGCCATTGGGCTGCATATGGATCAATTTCATTGTAATAAGCTGACATTGTAGATCCTACGGCCTTTGGGTTACCTGATCTGCCAGTAGCTTGTGGGCTTGCCCCGCCACTTGGAAAGATCCGCATCAGGGCAGAGTTCCTTGACGGCCTTTGCGTAGCTGATTGCACCCTGCCGTTCGGTCAGGGTCAGCTTGCGCCCGGCAATAATCACCGACTGCCCGCCCGCCATGTTGACCAACTGGTCCATCAGTTCCTTCTTGCGTGCGGTGGCGCGCTCAAGGGCTTCAGACACGGCTTCGTACTCTTCCATCACGGCTCGGGACTGCGGCGTGTCGATCTCCGGGCGCTTCGGGCCAAGATGCTCGTCGGGATTGTTCTCCAATTCGTCCAGATACTCGGCGTGGAACTGCTTGAGGCGGGACAGATTGGACTGCACCCAAGCGTGGTCAAGCTCAACGATCTCATGCCGTGTCCCGCGCGGTGCCCACTGGTAGAAGTGGCACAGGCTCGTCTTGGTGACGAACATCTGCACCTGCATCTGGGCATAGTAGTGCGGCTGCTCTGCGGCGGTCTTGAAAGGCACCGGACCTTCCGCATTACGCAGGCCATACGGGCACTTCACTTCGACCAGACCATCATCGCTGGTGTACCCATCCGGGCTTGCGCCGAGCCAGTCCTCGAACAGGACAAACGGGGCATCCTTGACTGTCAGGCCAGTTTCCATTTGAAACTCAACCAGAGCGCCGGACTCGTTGTTCGTCCCCCAACTGGTAGCGATGTTGCCGGTGAACTCGGATGGCGCACCAAGCGAATCGCGTACCATACGGCGCAGAACATCCGCGCGCGTCATGTACGGGTTGACGCCCAGAATGGCTCCAACCGCTGATCCGGTCACACGCCCCTTGCGCTGCGCGAACCACTCAGGGGTCCGCTGTGCGGGTGAATTATCCATCGTTACGCACCTCCATCAGCGCGTCGGCAGCCTCATAGGCGCGGCGCGCGACAACCCACGGGTTGGGTTCGCTAGCGATCAAAGCCTGCATTGCGAGGCCAGCAAACCAGTCGCGCAGTTCCATGCCGGGATTGCGGGAGGGTCCGGGAAATACGTTATAGTCCTTCATGATTAACCCCTATCTTTAATTGCAAGACTCATAAGACTGAATGTTCTTAACGACATCATTCCTAATGTTGCCAAGAATTTCATCGACAATGTCTAAATCCGCCCTTATCAAAACTCCGTTAGAAAGAACTCTGCTGAGAAGCGTGGTAATTACAGCGACCACTGATGCCAGATCACCATTGTTTTTGACAAACAGTTCGCGATACATTTCAGATACTTGGTCCAAAAGGTTCTTATAAAGATCGTGTTCCATGTCGCCTACGCCTTCTTTGGAAGCAGACCGCGCATCTCGCAGACGATCCGCAGTTTGTGACGATCATAGCCCCACACACGGGACACAATGCTGTACTCGGAGATGACTGCCCGCAGGCGATTGTCCACATCGCGCAAGCAAGCCTCTATTTTTTCGCGCTGGCCAAGAATGTCTGCGGCCTTCTCCAGTAGTTCCATCTCGCTGGCCATAAAATCTCCATCAGGAAAGGGTGGGGCAGCCCTTCCAATAGCTGCCCCATAAGTAGATCAGAACGGCACCTCGTCATCGCTAACATTAGCGCGCGGGGCAGGCTTGGCAGCAGCTTCCTTGACTTCAACGCCCTTGGTACGGGCAGCCACGGCGCTGATCCAGTTGCCACTGTTGGTCGAGCCATCCAGCGACTTGATCTCCCAGACCTGCACCTTGATCACCATCAGGCGATTGGTCAGGGCCAGCGTCAGATCGTCGCTGTTCGGCATAGCGTCCTTCTTCGACAGCTTGCCGCCGCAGTTGGCGTCGATAGCAGCCAGCATTTGCAGGGCCTTGTCGCGCTTCTTCTGGGCCTTGTTGTCATCCTGAACGCTGGGATCCAGATCGGACACCCACAGCTTCTGGAAGATCTTGCGGTTCTTGTAGGTTTCCGGCTCGACAACCGACCAGCGCAGCGAAATATGCTGCGCGGTGTTGTCGCGGTTCCACTGCCACTTGGCTTCGTCAATCATCGCCAGCAGGGAAGAGTCAGCCGGGATCGGCGACATATCACCGCCGCCGGTTTCAAATTCCGTGCTGCCATTGCTGGCCTGTTCGCCAGTCGAGAGATCCCAGAAAGACATTGTATTACTCCTGATCGTTAGGGTGGTGGTTGTTGGGGTGGTTATCACGGTGGTTGCCATGATTATTCGCTGAAATCAGACGGATCAATGTCTGCCGCAGCGGGCTTGGACTTGGCTGCCGACTTGGAAAGCGAGGACAGGCCGAGAATGTCCGCAAGCGGGTTTACGCCGGGGGCGCACTCGAGAGCCTCCGAGATGCCGTAGCGGTTCTTGCTGACAGATGCGGCTGTCGCATGGCAGATCAATTCGCGGTCGCCATTCGATACGATCTTCTTGCGGTCACCATCGTCGCCACGCAGACGCGCCACCAGCCGGATGAACCCGACCAGATCAACGTCATCCACGTAGGGCGGCAGCGACTTCGCCATCAGGCGCAGGCTGTACCGCTGGTAATCGTCCGAGTCGGGCAGGCGCATAGTTTCAATGTCAGCGTGGCTGATAAACACCACCGACATATTCTTGCGCTCGTTGAGGAGCCCGGCGGCCTTACGGACACGCGCGTGCATGGATGCCACAGCAGACACCCCCGCACCGTAACCGCCCATCGCCTGATTAAGCGACTTGGCACGGCCATCCATGTCCAGCACGGTCTTGATGAACATCTGCTCCAATGCGGACACACTGTCGATCACGACCGTCTGATAGCTGTGATCCTCTTGCAGCAGAGCAATCAACTGCGCCCACAGATCGTCGGGCGACTTCAGCACCGGGAATGCGTCAGGGCGTT